TAGACGCTTGTGCTAAGAAGGTCAAAAGCCGCTATAAGGTTTGGCCTTCAGCGTATGCATCAGGGGCTGTAGCAAAGTGCCGAAAGGTAGGTGCTAAGAACTGGGGAAACAAGAGTGGCCGTAAGAAAAAGTAAGTCTGGTGAGTCACTCAAGAAGTGGTTTAGCCAGAATCAAGGCAAGGGTTGGGTAGACTGCAAGACAGGGAAGCCTTGTGGTCGCTCAGGGCCGAAGGACAAGCGTAAGAGTTATCCTGCTTGTAGACCTACTAAGGCCGCTTGTAAAGCCGCAGGTGCAAAGACAGCTATGGCTAAGAAGAAGTCTTCTAAGCGTGTCAACTGGAAGAAAAAGAAATGAGTATTCGTAAGTCTTTTGGAGCTACACTAACAGGATCAGCAACGGCAGTTTACACAGTTCCTGCAGGCAAAAAAGCTGAATGGGTTCATGCTTACATTACTAATGTCTCTGGTTCTAATGGGACAGTTACTATGTCTGTTAATGGTTTAGTTTTACTAGATTCTTATAGCGTGTCTTCCAAAGATTTTAAAGACATTGGCGGACATGAAAATACGTTTGTGTTTATAGATGCAGGACAAACAATTACAGCCAGTGCCACACAATCTATGACACTAATTGTATCTGTCATAGAACACAACGATATTGTCCAAGGAGGCTAAATGCCTAAGTCTAAAGACCCTAAGTTAGCTCGTGCGGGTGTTAGTGCTTACAACAAACCTAAACGTACGCCCGGCGGTTCTAAAAAGTTTGTTGTAGTTGCTAAAGAAGGCGATACGACTAAGACAATTCGATTTGGTGATCCTAACATGACTATTAAAAAAGATCAACCTAAGCGCCGTAAGAGCTTTCGTGCTAGGCATAAGTGCGATACTAATCCACCTAGCAAACTCACAGCACGTTATTGGTCTTGTAAAAAATGGTAGGGGTTGACAAACACACAAAAGTGTGGTATAATAATCTCTTAAGTAGGAAAAACAAATGACGTATCTTCAATTAGTAAATAATGTTCTTAAACGCTTAAGAGAGCGTACAGTGTCAACTGTGTCTGAGAATACATACTCAGAGCTTATCGGTGTTCTAATCAACGATGCAAAAGAAGAAGTAGAAAACGCTTGGTTGTGGGCGCCTCTTAAAACAACACTAACATTAACAACTGTTGCTGATACGTTTAGCTACGAACTTAATGGTACTCAAGGACGATTTAAGTTACTTGATGTGTTGAATGACACAAGTAATTTTTTTATGACTACTCGAACTACTTCAGACTTTAACAACTTATTTTTGAATAACACACCTGCAACTGGATCGCCCCGGTACTACAACTTTAACGGTGCGTCTTCTGACGGAGATACATTAGTTGATGTTTACCCTATTCCTAACGGTGTGTACTCACTTCGATTTAACGTAGTTGCTCCACAAGCAGAGCTGACTACAGACAGTACATCAATTCTTGTTCCTTCTAAACCAGTCCAAATGCTTGCGTATGCTAAAGCAATTGAAGAGCGTGGAGAAGATGGTGGCGTTAGTGCTCAATCTGCTTACGCAACTGCTCAACGTGTACTTAATGACGCGATTGCACTTGATGCAGATCAAAATCCTGACGAACTAATCTGGACAGTCTAATGCCATTACAAACAGTTAGCATTGCCGCTCCCGGATTCTACGGGCTTAACACACAGGATTCAGGTATTACTCTTGACACTGGGTTTGCGTCTACGGCAACCAACTGTATTATTGACCGTTTTGGACGCTTGGGTGCGCGTAAGGGATGGTCTTATGTGACTAGCTCTGGCGGTACTGCCACAAACATTGTAGGGCTACACCGTCACGTAGATATTAATGGTACTGAGACAATTATCTCTTGGTCAAATACTAAGTTCTTTACAGGTACAGGTACACTCACTGAGATTACACCGACAACAGACAATACAATTATAGACGGCAACTGGCAGTGTGCTACATTAAACGACAAGGCATACTTTTTTCATCGTGATTATAAACCCATGGTGTATAGCTCAGGTACTATTACAGACATTGAAGATGCAGGAGATTACTCAGGGACTGTCCCACAAGGAAACACGGTCTTGTCTGCATATGGTCGTTTGTGGGTAGCTGATAAGACTAATAATAAAATGACTGTGTACTGGTCAGACCTGTTATCTGGTTCTGATTGGGGTACTGGATCAGCCGGATCAATTGATCTTTCCGCTGTCCTTGTCAATGGTACTGATGAGATTGTAGGCATTGGCGCGCAGAACGGTCAGTTTATTATCTTCTGTAAGAACACTATTGTAATCTTTGATGACTCAACCGGCGGTGCTTCATTTGATCCTGCCACGCTACGACTTGTAGAAGTTATCAATCGCGTTGGTTGCGTTGCAAGAGACAGTATTCAAAACACAGGGCTTGATATATTTTTCTTATCTGAAGATGGTTTACGTAGCCTTGGTCGAGTGGTACAAGAAAAGTCACTCCCAATGCGAGACTTATCCTCCAGTATACGAGATGATTTAGTACAGGCAACACGAACAGAAACTGTAACAAACATCAAGTCTGTTTATTCAGAAGACAATGCATTCTATTTATTATTGTTCCCTAGTTTTAATCGGATTTATGCTTTTGATACTCGTATGCCCTTACAGAATGGTGCGTTACGTGTAACAACATGGTCTAATCAAACACAAGGTGCAATGCTATCTTTACCTAATACCGTATACTTTGGGCAAACAAATGGGATTGCGGAGTATCGGACATATAAAGACAACACTGATGACTATCGTTTTCAATACTATACAAACTACTTAGACTTTGGTAACGCAAGTCAGTTTAAAATTATTAAGAGAATGGCAATTACAGTCATTGGTGGATCAGCGCAGACACTGTTTATGAAAGCAGGATATGACTACAGCGATGCATACCAGACGTTTCCTTTAACATTAACTGATAGCAACCCTGCGGAGTATGGTATAGCAGAGTACAATATTGCTGAGTACACTATAGGTACAGCAGTAGAAAGCATGAGAGCGCCTATCGGGGGAACAGGTAATGTTTTGCAGGTAGGTGTTGAATGTGACATTGATGGGGCAGAGCTATCTGTTCAGAAACTAGATATATTTATTCAACAAGGTAGAGTGTTCTAATGAGTAATTACACTAAAACTACAGACTTTGCGGCAAAGGATTCACTCTCAACCGGTGATGCCGCTAAAATTGTTAAAGGTGCAGAAATTGATGCAGAGTTTGAGGCGATTGAAACTGCGGTTGCAACAAAAGCAGAATTAGCAGGTAGTGCTTCTCAGAACTTTGCTGTCAATGCTCTTAGTGTTGCAGGTGATGTTACCTTAACTGGTAATATTGTAGGCAGAGCCGCAGTGGTGGCTTGGGCGCGTTTTGACGGCACAGGTACTGTTGCATTGTATGATAGTTTTAATGTCTCTGCTCTTACAGACAATGGAACTGGCGACTACACACTAACGCTTACAAATACACTAGACACTATTCATCCTGCTCTTGCGGGAAGCGCGGGGCCGGTAGACCGTATGGTTTTCTTTGATATGGATAATGGTAATAACAATACAGAGATTCAGACCAAAGTATTGAATGTTAGTGCTGACGCTCTGGCAGATTCTGACTTTGTTTGTGTCGTTGCTGTAGCTTAAGGAAGATCAAATGTCACAAGTAATTATTTACCCTAACACTAACGGCGGAGTGGCTGTTGTAACTCCGGTTTTATCTGAAGGTGAGACAGTTCAGGATATTGCCGCAAAGGTTGTACCTGAAGGTGTGTCGTCTCAAATTATTAACAAGACAGAAATACCAACGGATCGTACATTAAGAGCCGCTTGGGAGTACGGAGTATCAGCAGTAGAAGTAAACGTCACTAAAGCAAAAGACCTTGCTCATACTGTTAGAAGAACTGCTCGTGCAAAAGAGTTTGCACCTTACGATGACATCATTGCTAAACAGATTCCGGGAGCAGACGCTACAGAAGCTGAAGCACAACGTGTACTAATTCGTTCTAAGTATGATACTAAACAAACAGAGATTGATGATTGCACTACTCCTGAAGCAATAACAACAATTGTAAAAGGAATGATCTCATGATCTTAGCAAATCTTAGACCACCGGCAACCCCAATGATTCCTAACTTTACACAGCAGGGTATGTTCGGCGGAGTAAGTTATCCACAGTTCAACAGGGAGTATAATCCATATCAATCGTACAATCCCTTTCAATTGGGTAGTCCTTACATGATGAATCCCTATCGTAGTATGTTTAGTCCGTTTATGCAACAACCTATCATGTATGATCCTTTAAGGCAAAGTCAACTAACTGGCGGAACTCCAAATGATCCGTCAACAGGTAATCCAATGTTTACCAATCAAGAATTTTTTGGGTTGCTAAGTAATTTATTACCCGGCGTTTCGGCATTAAGAGGAGTTGGTAATACTATTGCAGGTGGACTGAAATTTTTTGGCGGTAATACTACTCCAAGTACAACAGATGATGCAAGAAGTATGTCATCTAGTCAAGCTTCTTCTTTAAGGGCGGCAGATACTTCCTACGGCCCAAGTTATTAAGGACTAAAATATGTTAGAACGATTAGCACTAGCCGCGGCACCCGCATTGATCGGGGGTCTTTTTGGGGGAGGAGATAGCGGTGGTCAACGTATCTCTCAAGAAGCAGTAAATCGTGCAAGAGAGATTGCACCTTACGGTACATTTAGACCGTACACTGTAACGACATCAATGGGTCAACAGGGCTACAATCCTATTACTGGTCAACAGTACTCAATGATGACTCCTCAGTATCAACAGTTACTGAATCAGTCTCTTGCGGGTGCAAGTAATATTTATGGTCAGTTAGGTTCTTTTGATCCTGCCGAGCGAGCGCAAGAAATTTACCAAGAACAAGAAAAAATGTTACGACCTTCATTCCAACAGCAAGCAACTGATCTACAATCTCGTTTGTTTGGTTCTGGGCGTTTAGGGCTACGTCTTGCAGGCGAATCACAAGGACTTGGTACAGATTCAGGAATGGTACAACCTGACGCACTTGGTTTAGGCAGAGCGCAACAACAGACTCTTGCACAGCTTGCGGCAGGTTCACGGTCACAGGCATTAGGTGAAATGCAACAGTTACAAGGCGTTGCAGGCAATCTGCTTCAGTCTGGCTTGGGTATCACAGGTACAGAAGCTGAGCTAATCAAGTTAGGGGTTGATGCTGAGACTGCACGTGCGGCGGCACAGTATGCGGCAGGTAATTTAGAACTATCACCCTACGGCGTAGCAACTCAGGCTTCAGCACAAGCGGGTACTAATCGCATGAATTTGTTTGGTGGTATCAGTTCTGGTTTGTTAAGTACTCCGGGTTTGTTTAGTTCTACGACACAATCCGCGGCAACGCCTATGTTTGGCCCATTAGCCGGAGGGTATGCCGGAGCAACTACACCTGCTCAAAGCTACGCTAATAATTTCTTATTTAATTTATTACCGAGGTAGCCTCATGGCAACACGTAATCAAGTATTAAGTCTGTTTGGTGCATCACCTGAGCAGATTATGCAACAAGAAGCAATGCGTCAAACGGAAATTGTTCAATCAATTCGTAATCCTTATCAACAAATGGGTACTGCAATTGGTGTAGGGCTTGGGCGTTTATTTGGCGGAGAGTCTGCAGATGTCACACGTCAGCGTGAACTCTACAGTCAACTACAAGGTGTTAACTTTGAAAGCCCTGAGCAGATGCGTGCGGCGGCGGCTACGTTAGCCTCTCAGTTTCCTGATCGTGCGTTGCAATTGTTAGCAATGGCAGATCAAAGAGAAACTTCAGCACAACAACGTGCTACCTTAGAAGCACAAGCTGAAGAGGCTCAAGCAACGTCAGGTTTCAAAGGTGCTCAACAAGAAAAAATTGAAGGCTTTGAAAAAGTTCAAACTATTGTACCGCAAACAGTAACAGATGCATTAGGAGGAAGTAGAACCAGTTATAAAATTACTGAAATTACTGTACCTACATCTGAAGCACAATCTTTTAGGGACACGTTTAATGAAAGATATAAAGCTCTTACAGGAAACGACGCTCCTGATGTAATCACGGCAGATGATGCACGAGGTACGTTTGTTGCAAGACGTTATGTTAACGGGGATCCAATAGATGTTTATGTAGACGATGAAGGTAACCAAACAGCTTACACTGCAGATGGTGAAAAATACACACCTGCTCAACCAACAGAACAACTTCAATCTACTGTAACTCCATCGACTACTACTCCTAATCGCCGTGGCCAAATGGGAAAAAATCGCTAATGTCAATTAGAGTTGATCATCCTGTATTAGGTAGAGTTGAATTACCTGATGGGACTCCTCCTGATCAGATAGAACAAATTCTACTACGAGTTGGATCAGTTACTGAACCTGAAGGAACGTCAGGAGAGGTGTTCTTTAATCAATTAGGTGAGGGACTTGAATCATCTATTGAGGGTATTTCAAATCTTACAGGCTTAGACTTCTATGAAGACTCGTATGAAGATGAGTTTCGTAGTCGTGTACAGCTAGAGCAATCTCCATACGCAGGTTATGGTGGTTTACTTGTTGGTTCTATTCTTGATCCAGTCACACTACCTGCGGCTTTTTTAAAAC